TGTTAGTTGTTGTTGAGAAGCATCTCTAATAATTAAATAACTACTAGCACCTTTAAGAACTAGTAACAACTCTAAGGAAGGTTGTTTGGGTAGTAGAGGATTAGCTTCTAAAGCATAGCCTTTAATATTGACAGCTCTGTGTGTGGTATAGATATCTAAAAGTTGTAAGGCTATAAATTCTTGGTAAGGTTTTTCTTGTAGTTTAAAATGTAGTTGAGCTTTAGGTAGACTGTAATCTACATAAGCCTCTGGTTTGTTGAGGTAAGGTGCTTTAGTAATCCGCCAATATATATCAGGCTTAGCCGGAAGACTGCTTGATAGTAATGGAAGAGTCACTACCGCCATTAAGAGTAATAGTAATTGCTTTGCCATCTTGTATAATTAAAACCTTATAACTGTTGTTCGTATCTAAATCTAATCTTACTGTGTCTTCTACCTGTCTTAAGAAAGTTAGCACTGTGTCAGTAACAAAAGTATTTACTTGTGTGTTAGAGTCAAAACCAAAAGCTGTGCCTTGAACATTAATGTCTCCAGTGTTCAAAACATTTTGTTCTAACTCATCTACTTCCTCTATGATACTTAAAAGGTCTTCTAAGAAATTTACATCTAAATAGTTGATATCAAGTTCGGTAAACTCTAGGTTATCTTCTGCTAAGTAGTCTTGTTCTAGTTCGTCAAACTCTAAGTAGTCTATGTCTAGGATATTGTCCGAGCCATCTGTTTGTTCTTCTTCGCTAACAAAGTTTGGGTCTTCCTTTGGTGGATTGACAATCAACATGTTGTCAATAATATCTAGAGTCAAGTCTAAGATAACAGGACTACTAGGTGCCGACTCAAACAACTCAACTGTAGTAGCTTGGTAGGGCTTGTTGAGAACTACTTGTCCTACTAGAGTAGAAACAACTATCTCACCGGAAGCAATACCGTTCTCATCTGGTAGTAGTATTATCAAAGACCTACCGAGTTCATCGACAGTAACAGTAAAGTCTGTCCCTCTAATACCAATAGTGGCACTAGGAGTCTCGATAGATATGTTTTCTTTATTGATAGTAGCTAGTTTGCCACTAATAAACCTAGCTGTGCCACTAGCAAACTGTAGAGCCATCTTAGATTTAGATGGGTCAGGGTCATAGATAAACTCATCTATAACTAATTGTGAATGTTCTGTGAGACGGACTTGAGATTCGTCAAGAAAGGTAATACCTATCCGACCATTAGAAGTTTCGACATTATCAAAACTATTAATAGCAAAAGAGAGAGCAGCAGTAAAGGGGTCTTGTTCCCTTACTACTCTCCCTAATCCTTTTAGTTCTGTTATGCTTCCTATACTAGCAACTTGTGCTGGTGCCGCCATCATTTTGTATGATGCAGACAGTACCACTATTGCCAGTAGAAATAATCTTAAGCCAATCACTTGCTAAGGTTGAACTCTGTGTAATATTAAATGCTCGGCTATCCCCTGTTTGGTCTAGGTAGAAGTAACCATCAGCATAGCCACTACCGTTGTAGACTAAGCTGTTTGAGTCACCATCTATATCTAGATAGGATGT